TTCATCCGACATTCCAGCGACCCTAACCTTGTTTACGGGTACAGCGAAGTTGAATGCGATCAGCATTCAGGCTGATTGTGACATGACTTTCCAGTTTCAAAAGACAGACGGCACGGCATTGTCTGGGCCGATGCATCTTCCGAAGTATGAATATTATACCACCTCATTGCAGAATGACGGTTTGATCTCCTCCACGGGTGGCATCAAGTTAGTAATCACGGGTTGCCCCACGGGTCGCATCAACGGTTACGCCATCCAGCACGGCTAAGAAATACATTTAGCACACTAAAGGTCTTAAATGTTCGAGAATAAGTCATCAACTAGGTCTGAGTCGATCAGTTACGACACTGGTGATTACAATACTGGTTGGGGGCCGTATTGGAATGATCCGGCAGAATATGGGCCATTTCAGTTCCCTAGTGGTGGCTTTGGTGGATGGATTAATCCTGCTCAACTGGCTGTTCGGAACAATTACCTTTCTGGAGAACAGCTACCGATCTATCTCACTTGGTGGCAGCTTAAGTCCATCAGGGACAGGGCAAGGTATGTGTACTCCACCAATGAGTTTGCTCATGGTCTGGTATCTTGTTTCCAGTCTTTTGTGGTGGGTGCTACTGGATTTAAATGGCGAGCAGCATCGGTAGATTTGAAGAATCCGGTTCCGGAGCAATACCTGACGAGGATTCAGCATACGCTGGATTTGTTCCGAGAATACAACAACCTGGTTGAGGTCGAGAATGAGATTGTGTACAGGCTTCATGTGGATGGGGAGGTCTTTCTCAGGAAGTTCCCCCAAGCCAATGGTATGCTGGTAATCCGGTTTATTGAGCCGGAGTTGGTGCGTGGCTTTTCATCGGACATGGGTTCCCCGAAGGATTCCTTTGGCATAATCACGGAACCGGATGACATCAACACGATCCTTGGTTATCAGGTAATCCTTCGGCCTTGGGAATCCTTGGAACCGACCTTTATCCCTGCGGAGGAGATTGTCCACATCAAGGTTGGGACGAACTCTAATGCGAAGCGTGGGTTGACGACCTTCTATCCGGTGTTCCAGAATTTGACGAATTGCGAGGACATCCTAGCGTCCACGGTGACCATGGCGAAGGCACGGGCGAAGATTGCCATGGTGCGAAAAGTGAACAATGTGGCCCCCGACTCGATGTCGAAGCTTGTGGACGACCATATCAACGCCACGATCAACAATGGCCCGTCCATCAATGGGGACACCGAGGCGATCAAGCTGGAGAGGTTTGGATACGGGTCGATCATCACGGCCCCGGCCAATATCGATTACGAATTCCCCGGAGCGAATGTCGATGCAGCAGGACTCATCCAGGTGTTGCAAGCCAACCTTAGATCACTTGCTACAAGGTTTGGAATCAGTGAAACACTCATGTCCGGTGACGCAAGCAATAATAACTACTCTTCAGCACTCATTGCAGAAGCTCCGGCACGAAGAACTTTTGAGCGATGGCAGGGTATCATTGGACGATCCTTGGCCGAATCTCGATTCCAGCCCAATCGATCCCTCGCTTGGGAACAACTCTATCTAGCTGCCGACCATGGCATATTCCCTGCGGAAATCCTCAAGAACATTCGGGTGACCTCCGAAGCCTTCTCGCTCCAGAGCCGTGAGCATCAGAAGGAAGCGGAGATGAACAGCATCTATTTCAACATGGGTGTGAAATCGATCCAGACCATCCGTGCTGAACTCGGTCTCGACAATGACACAGAAGCATCGAACTTTATCAAGCCTACGGTGGAAGAGAAGAAGACGGCGACTGCAACCGATCCGATGAATCCTGCTGCACGGGTCGATATGTCCGGAACCCATCAGGCCGGATTCGGTGGACAGGATCAGGTACAGGATTCGGCTCTCAATGGGGCACAAATCGCCAACCTTGTAGACATCGTGCATCGTTGCTCCATTGGTGATGTGCCTCTTGAGTCCGGCAAGGCGATTGCAAGAGCCTCGTTCCCACTGCTGACTCCGGAAATCATCGATCTGATCTTCCGAGATGTAGTCGTGAAAAAGCCCGAAGAGACATCCCAAGCAAGCGTTGATTCTCCTTCCATTCCCACGGGTGGGTTGCCGAAAAAAATCGAAAGTCCATCGACCACGGAGAACAAGCCACCCAAGGCGTTGGCCAAGGAAACTCCGGACAACGCTCCAGAGGTTGGCAACAATCCAAAATAATTTTGACATTTTTAAACCTTCATGGGTATTTTATCTAAATGAATGCAACACTGACATCCACACCTAGGGGACTTCGAGGCGTAGACAGAGCCAAGAGCATTGTCTACGGTGTGAAAGTCCTCGGATTCAATTCCCAGAATGGCAGAGTCTATGAACGACAAGCCATTCAAGAAGCCATGCATATGTACAACCAGTGTCCGGTTAACAAGGATCACATCACGGATGCTCCTTCGTTCTCAGACCGAATCGGCTGGCTATCCAATCCCAGATTGGAAGCGGATGGGCTGTACGCCGATTTTCATTACAATCCACACGCAGAGGGAGTGGATTCCTTCCTGTGGTTCGCTGAGAACAATGGACTCGGCGACATCGGCTTTTCACACATGGTTCAGGGAAAATGGACTCTCGATCCGGATGGAACTGAGCGAG